AAATACCCTTTCTAAATGCACAATATATTTACTAAATCTTGGGGGTACACCATGAATTTTACCTTCTGATATCATTACAATTTTAAAACGCTTACCAGTGAATGTATGTTTCTTATCATCAAGACTTAGTTTTTTATAAGTTTTTAATAGCGTTCCATTTTTCTTTTGCTTGTATCTTTCATCAATCTTAACTTGCGCATCTCCAAATGTCCAAAGAGTTTTTCCACCTATAATTACTAGGTCTATACCAGGTAGACCTTGTTCTAGATTAAACCGATTTATAGGGGACATATAATCATCCATATCTTTATTATTTAAAAATATCAATTCAGAATTCCGAGCCATTTTATATTTACTAATTATTAAGTTAAATTAATTAGTAAATCAAATTTTTATTTAAAAATATCATCAAGATATAAATAATAAGATGATTCAGATGTATGTTACAACACCGAATAACAATGTAGTTATACTGAATGGTGTTCGAGATTCATTTCGTTGTAGGCAACGAAAGAAAGATAAAAAGGATATATTTAAGTTTATCAGTTATAGAAAAATGTTAAGAGAAAGAAAGAAACATAATAGTCGTGTTTATGGACCAATGCCATTTTATACAATTTCTAAATTATAAATCTATTTAAATTAAAATAAATTCAATATATATAATATGCAGATTTTTGTAAAGACTTTAACTGGAAAAACAATTACACTTGAAGTTGAGGGTAGCGATAGTATTGAAAATGTGAAAGCAAAGATACAAGATAAAGAAGGAATTCCACCAGATCAGCAACGTCTAATCTTTGCTGGAAAGCAATTGGAAGATGGTAGAACTCTGGCCGATTATAATATTCAGAAAGAATCTACATTACATCTTGTATTACGTTTAAGATAAATATATTAGTTTAATAATGAATTTAAGGGTGAACTACGAATAACTTTACCGTTTTCTGTGTGACATGATCCAAATCCCCTTACACCATTACATTCACTAATCCCCCCGACAAACCATAATCCAAATAATATAAGTCCAATTATCAATAGATGTATGTATGATATGGAAAATAATTTTGTTTTACTAATCTTTTCAATAATATTCATTATATATTATGAAATATAAAAAAAAATAATTAAATAAAAATAATTAAACACTATTCTAAACTAATAATCTACTTAATCCAATCTAAACTTAATTTAAGCAACCTCTTCCTCCTCCTCACTCTCTACAAACTGAACATTAGAAATACGTTCAGCATCCTTAGCATCTTCTTCATCATCATCAAAAGCATAACCATCAGAAAAACTCTTAGCAATCTTTACCTTGAGTTGTAGTGCCGACCAGGTGCATCCAAACTTACCTGGGGAATGCCAGATGAAATCACACTTAAATAGACCCTTAATTGATGAATTCTTCTTTAAGACGTCTGTTAGGATCATATGATTTTCGCCATCTGGATTATTGAAATTAATTTCCTTTCGGTTTTCATCATAACACTTGCATAGAATCTTATTATCCTTCTTCTTAACCTTAAAACCAAATGACGGCGGGTATCGCCCACTAGGTTCACCAGTATCCTGATCAATGTGTTCCTTAACGCAAGCAGTATACATGCTCTCGATAACTTCATCTGACATATTCTTCTTCTTGAACCAATCTTGTGAGTTCGCCTTACCGAGTTCCCTTAGGCGTTCATCAAATAGCTTCATCTTATTATAAAATTCCTTACACTTTTCATTTGACATATTAAGAGAAGTCTTTACACTATACTTAGCTGTATCACCCTCCTCAAATGCCTGTGGATCAAAAGTGATAGGCATATCTGGACTCTGAATTACAAGAGGTCCTCCGTTGTATTCCAGAAAGAATAGCTTGGCACCACTACTCATAACCTTCGCCGTAGTGAAGTTAACCTTTGATGGTTCAAATTCCTCAAAGCGAATGGGTGTAAAATCTGCCATATTTACTTGTGAAAACTCTTTACTTTGTGAAAACTCTTTACTGTGTGAAAACTCTTTTCTTTGTTGCTAGTTTATTTATTTATTTATTCTTATTATTATTCCCTTTTGTATAACTGATTAGATTACAAATTTACATCAAATCAAATTTTTAAATAGTTTTGAGGGTTTAAGAAATAATAAATCATTCATATTTAAAAATTTTTCAATAAGAATATTAATAATGAGTAATATTTGTAAATTTATTGAATTAAAAGATAATTCAGAAAATCATTGTAAACATAAATGTAATTATGGCGAATATTGTTATAAACATCGCAGAGAATATTTAATTCAAGATGATACTATCTGTAGAGATAGATTTACTGGATTAAGTAAAGATTATCTTAAATCGGATTTAATCCGATATATGAAAAATATGATGAGAATTAAACCCATAATTTCAGATAAAAAAATACTCTTTGATGAAGTCAATAAACATATTAATGCGATTAAAGAATATCATCTTAGTGACAATGATAAAAGTATCATAAAAATACAATCATTATTTAGAGGTAGAAATATTCGTAATAAATTAAATGAATTTAAATGTAATAATACGGAGGATTTTTATACATATGATGAATTAAAAGATATTCCTAAAAAATATTTTTATAGTTATGTTGATATAAATAAATTTAGATGGGGTTTTGATATAAGATCATTAGATAAATTATTAACTATGAATTATCCTAATCCATATACAACAGAACCTATTCCTCAAAATATAGTTTTAGAAGTTAAAAAAATTATAAAATCTTTAAAAGAAGAAGAAGGTTATATTGATATTTCAGAAAATATTATTAGAGAAAGAAAAGATGCTATAAAACAAAAAATAGTTGATTTATTTTCATATATTGAACAATCGGGATATACTTGTCATATAGAATGGTTTTCAAATTTAACGATTCGTAGATTAAAAGAATTATATAGACAATTAGAAGATGTATGGAATTATCGTAGTCAACTAACACAACAAATGAAACGTAATATATGTCCTCCAAATGCGGATATATTTAAGACACCTATGATTGAAGTTATGAATTATTCGTCTAAAGAAGATTTACAAGAATTAATATTACATGAAGTTATGAAATTTACAAATGCTCAATCTGATTCAGACAGGAAGTTAGGGTTTATGTATTTTTTAATTGCTTTTGGAATGGTTTCCCAAGAATGTTATTTAGCTCATATCGATTGGTTATCATTTATGATGAATTAAATTTGATATAATATCAAATTTTAAAATCACTTAAAAAAATGTTCTGTTAATAAAACTATACTAATAAGTGCGGTTGATTGATAAGAAAAAAATATAAATAGAGAATATAATAATAATGCCCCCTGCTACCAAGAATGTTAAGAAGTCTGCCCCGAAGAACAAGAAGCCAGTAAAGGATACTCCGAAGAAGGAACCGGTCCAGGAAGTCGCTCCGGTCCAGGAAGTCGCTCCGGTCCAGGAAGTCGCTCCGGTTTCCACCGATCCCCCTGTAGTTTCGGAAACACCTTACCTAGATGAATTTACAGTTGTAGTTTCTGAACTCGATAATGCGATGAATACTATTCGCAATCTCCGTATTCGTCTTCAGAAGTTAGAGAAGCAGGTTCATCGTGATACCAAGGCACTCAACAAGAAGGCCACTGGAAAGCGTCCTCGTAAGCCACGTGATCCCAATGCTCCGAAGAGTGGTTTCGCCAAGGAAGGGCCTGTTTCGGATGAAATGCGTAAGTTCCTCGGTCTCAAGAGTGATGAACTCATCTCTAGGACTGATGTAACCAAGCGCATTCATGAATACTGTAAGACTAAGAGTCTTCAAAATCCATCGGATAAGCGCCAGATTAAGCCCGATGCTTCTCTCAGGAAGCTTCTTAAGATGAATAAGGATGATGACCTAACCTTCTTTAATCTTCAGAAGTATATGAAGGTTCATTTCCCTAACAAGGAAGGTGTTTATCCGACTGCTTAAGTAAGTATTTCAATAAATTTAGTTAGATTAATAGTTTATGATTAAATTTCTCTTTACCTAATAAATCATTTAATTTAGTTTTTTTTCAGCGAGTTTATAAAATTTACTAAACTTTTAATTCACAAACACTCATTCTAAGTGAATTATAATATTTATCATTTATATTTACTCTTCTTTTTTTTAGGGTATCTAAACTATATAAATATTCCAAACAAGATTCTTTATCTATTACATAAGGATTATTTTTACAATTCATCAAAAACTCTTCTAGATTAGAAAATATTTCACCGACAACTAAAAAATATGCCGATACATTTGTATCTTTATCTAAATTTTTATTTTTAGATTTTTTTATGAATCCTTTTATTTTATTCCCTTGATATAAACTGAATTCTTTTTCTATAGCCAACATAGTACAAAAATGTTGATATTTTGTATGAGAATTAGTTAAACTAGATATAAAATATATATTCAGTATTTTAGCCCATATTTCAGTATAAGATTCATCTATTAAGATTTCTCTACTATCTAAATTGTATTTTTGACATAATCGTTGAGTAATCATATCATGATTACCTAAATGACTAAATCGTAAACCATGAATTATTTCGTGGAAGATTACTTTTATACATTCTTCTCTTCTGAAAATACATATTTCAGAATGGGTATCACTAAACCTATTTGATCCCGAATTTACATTTAAAGGGGTTAATTTTTGTGAATTCTTTTTAATAATCTTCTTATCGGGTAAAAGACATAAATGAACGATTATACTTCTCGGTTTATCACTAAAACTAGTAATATATGATATAGCACGAATTAATAATTTAGTTTCGGGTAAATTTTCATCATCTTTTTTCAGATAAATATGTAATGTATTTTTTATATTGTATTTAGATTTGGTTATCCAACTATAAGTATAAACTTTTTGATGAACCGATAATTTATTTCTTAGACTTTTAGCAATAAATTCTGATTGAGGGTATTCATTAAAACCCGCTTTCATATTGATTTTACTATTTAGATAATTTTGATTTAATGAATCATATAAACTTTTCATAGTTTGAGATTTTAAATATTCATTTACATCACATTTATGTAAAAAATAATTTATTAAATCATTGGATATTTGTGTTAACATTATATAATATACGTTTAATAAAATATCTTTTTTTAAAACAAAACTTATAAAATGAAAGAATTAAAAGTTGTAGGCGTTGATGAATTACATAATACTATTCGTGATTTTATCATTGAAAGTAAAACTATTATTGGTGATTACGATGATATGAAAAATCTTATCTTAAATATGGTAAAGGCTGGATATATGTTTAATATGGATCGCGATAGACTTAGAGATGCTATGGAAGACATTACATTTATGTTATGTCCAGATGACGATGCAAATAAAGACAGAGTTGAACGAGGTTTAGAATATGATGACGTTGACGATAGTGATATTGAAGATATCGGAACTACCTCTGAATTATGTTAAAATAAATTTATATTAATAAATAAATGGGTAAAAGGAAAAATAAAAAAAGAACTAAAAAAAGAACAATCCGAGCAGGTATGAATAAATTAGGGCCCTTTGGACCCTTTGGATCATTAAGAGCACATGGAAATAAAAAAACACAAAAAGTTAAACAAATATTAGATATTCCTTTTTCTGAATATAAAAGTAAAGGAACAAAAGCATCATTGGGAAATATGGGATTTAACTATCAGGAATATAGAAATATAGCGTTATTCTTTCACAATGTGAAAGAAAATTTTACAAAAGATTTAAATTATACTAACCCTGAAATATCATTAATTTCTCGTAAAAATAAAGTTGATATTGAATATGTAAATAAATTTAATTATGATAAAAAATTTAATATCTTAATTATAAATTTAAATACAGAAGAAGGTAATCATGCGAATATAGCATTAATTAATAATAAAAACTCTACGATAGAATATTTTGAACCCCACGGTTATCGTAAAAATAAAAATAGTGAAATTGCTGGTAATAAAGGTATTTATCATAAAAAATTAAAATTATTAAGAAAGTTATTCGGAGAAATATTACCAACTCATAGTTTTATTGATGTTGTATCAACAAATAAAAAAACCAGTTTTCAAACTGAATTAGACCCCGATGAACATTCCGGATTTTGCGTGTTATGGTGTGTTTTATTTGTTCATTACAGATTACTTAATCAAGATGTTTTATTATCAAGATTAATAAAACATATTGATAAAATTATGAATACAACTAAATTATTAAAATATGCTAGATACGTGGAAGATACTATTAAACTAAAAATTTGATTTTACTATTTAAAGAATTTTTATTAATTTAACGTGTTAACTATGAACGATACACATTTTTCAGAAAATTTACATATCTCTACTATGGTTCAGATAGGTGAATTAAATACTAAAATTATTTTAAAATCTTTAGCAGAAAATTTAAATATTAATGATAATATTTTATATATTGAATATGGATCTGAAATAAATAAAGGTGAAAATAATAAAAAATTAAGTGATAAAAAACGAGCTGTTAAGAAATACTTTTATAATCAACTTACTATTCATGTTCATAATAATCTTAAAAAGAATAAACGTGTAAACGTAAAAATATTTAATAATGGTCGCATACAAATGACAGGCATTAATAGTGATATTATAGGTCAAACTACCATGGATATAGTATTAAAAGAATTCTTAAAATTATCAAACAAAGAAGAAATATTTTCTGAAAATGAAGTAAAACAAGTCAATGATTTAGAAACCGTATTAATTAATAGTGATTTTGATGTCTACCATGAAATAGATAGAGAAAATCTTCATAGAACAATCGTAGAAAATGGTTATTTATCTTCTTATGAACCTTGTAATTATCCAGGTGTAAATATTAAATATTATTTTAATCCTCTTAAAAGAAATTTTGGTATCTGTGATTGTGATAAACATTGTAATGGAAAAGGTTTAAACGATACTTGTAAAAAAATTACTATCGCTGTTTTTAAAAGTGGTAAAATTATTATTACAGGTGGAAGAAGTAAATATCATATTCAAACTGCTTATGAATTTATTACAGAATTTATTGATGAAAATAAATCATTTGTATTTAAAAAAGATTAATTTATTTATATCTATCATATAATATGGATAACAAAATGATAGTTTTAATTTTAGGTATTTTATTACTTTTTTATCTATTACAGATGAATCATACTACTATTACTGGATACAATTTAAATATTAAAACTGATAAAAACCCTACTAATATTGGATTTGTAAAACCTGAACACAGATTATTAAAAGTATTAAATACTGTTTCAGCCGGATCAAAAATAAGATTAGATGGAAAACTTAATGCTTATATTTATAATAAAAATACTATTGATAAAAGCGTTGAAGATAGATTATCAGCTATTATGAAAAAATTAATTAATACTATTAATTTATTAACCGAAAATGATTATTATATTAAACAAATTGAAAATGTTTATGGACTAGTGAGTAGAAATGGTAATCAAAGATATTTTATAGATTTCTTTATTTATGATACTAAAAATTTTTACACTGTAAGATGTATCTCTGATATTGTTATCATAGATAAAGAAATTTATATTAATTATCTTAATGTTCAAACCGGTTCTAATCCCACTATCTTGAATAAATATGATGTTAAATTTAATGATACCGGTATCTTATTTGATGGAAATATGTTTAAAGAAAATATAGATGGATTATTTGATAGTTTCTATAAAAACTCATTTGAAGTTATCTCAGTCCCCGAAACATCCTTAGAATATTCTAATGTTGATTTAACAAGTGTAGTATCTATGAATAGTATCAGAAATTTATATTATCCTTCTAGTATATCACCAAATACAGTAAAAGAGTTAGAAAAGAAAGATTTATCAGGTTATGTTGAAATGTATTTACCTAATTCACAAATTAATATTAAATCACCACAATTTTGTGAAAAATATAAAATAGAATGGGATAGCTATGGTATCCCTAATTTATCAGACAATAAAGATAAAAACTGTTATGTTCACGATAACTCTATGCAAGCAACTATTAATAGACCTATTAATCCTCCAGGTTTATTTAATGATCAGAGGATGGATGCTACACAATATGATTTTTTACTGAACCGACCTATCAGTAATGGTCTTTAAGAACTACGCTTAGTTTTACGTCTACGAGATTTTCTCTTTTTTAGTTTTGAGTATTTAGATTTATTTCTTTTAGATTTATTTCTTTTTCCACCACCCATGCCTGTTATATACCTTATACAGTATTCACCTTCAAGTTTACTTTTAACAGTAGGATTTAAACCATTTATTTTAAATAAATCAGTTTTCATATATTTTTTTCCTCCAACATCTAACCATACGATCCTACCGTCCCCGTCCTTTTTAGGTTCACTAATAATTTTAAATGTAAATTCAGGTGTTCCCATATCCGCGTTCCATTCCATTTCATTCTCATTAGCTTGAATGTTCAATTCAAAATCATGTAATCTATCACCTTCACCGATACTTTTTATTTCAAATAAATGGGTCATTATATATATATATAAAATATATATAAAATATATATTTAATTTTTATAAATTCTATTGAATTCTCTATTCTTCCTTAAATCCCCTAATCTATGAATTAATTTATCTTTTATTGAAATAGGTTTACATTCTGTATTTTCTGAAATCTCTTCTGATATGTCTTCATAAAGACATAATATTTTAATATCAGATTCATTTTCATCTTTTAAACTCTTATGAATTATCATATGAGTTTTATATCTGTTAAAATCATTACTATACCTATTTGAAAACAAGACAAAACCTATCTCTAATTTTTCAGATAATATTTCATAATCTATTAATGATAATTTATAAAATTTACTACTGATTGAAGATAATAATTCTCTATTATCTTTATAAATATCCCCTAGTATAACATTATGAAGTTTAAAACTATCATCATCTTCTGAATAAATATCAATTAAAATACCACGTATTCTTTCTAATGAAACATCATCTAATAAACGCGATATGATATTAATATCATTTCTATCTTCTGAGATTATATTTTTATAGATAGTTATATCTTTTCCAAAGATTTTCTTTAATGTATTTGGATATTTACTATAAGATGATACAGGTTTTTCTATAGATTCTCTTTTTAATAATGTTTTATTTACATTAGGATTTGAATATTCATAATATGATATATTTCTAATGTATTCACTATGTTTTTCAAATAATTCTAAATAGGATTCGGTTAAATATTCTTTCATCGTTAAAACAATACTATCGCTTGATTTCATATTCATTTTATAATCTTTTAATGAACTATAATTTTGAAATAATATCTTATGTAAATCATCTAAATCATGAATTAATAAATATTCAATAAATATTTTTAAATTTTTATATCTTTTTTCATTATATAAATCTTTTAATAAATCATATAAATCCCATCTTTTATGAATATTTAATTTAATTGGATGATTTACTATTTTTTTTATTATTAATTTTATATCTCTATTTTTCATAATATTATCATATAATTCTGAGAATGATTTATATATAGTTTCATTTTTTTCATTATATGTATGGAAATAAGTATCAATTCGATCTTTAATAGCGAATGGATTTATATGATTTATTTGTAATGATAATAAAGATGATCCTTTAATTGTCACGTATTTATAAAACGATTCATTATATTTGATATGTTTCAAAGGAATAATAAATCCATTCTCCATAAATAAACCAATGGTTAAATTAAAATCATTAACTATTATTTTACATTTATCATTAATATATAATAAATGTTTATCGGGATATATTTCATTTATATATTTGTCTATTTGTGAATAAGTTCTTAATATTAAAGGTAGCGAATAATTATCCATAGATTTTATCTTTTTTAATGGAAAACTATTAATATCATCTTTGTTCCGAGGTTTTATAAATAATGGTATTTTAAATGAACTATTTTCCTTTTTATATAATATACAAACCAATTTATTATAATTATCATAATATCCTTCTATGGGATTACTATTAAATTTTTCACGCATTATAAATTCTAAATCTTCAAAATTAATTATTTCTTTTTTATTATGAATACTTTTATCCCTACATCCATTTATAAAATCTGTTAATATCTTATATATAATTGACATATCATATTTAATACATTCATCTGATGATATTAAACAATTACTTCCATTATCATATAATATTTTAACTACTCCATCTTTTATACCTTTTATTTCAGCTATTTCATTTTTAATATAAATTATATCTGTTTCTCTTATTGGTTCATCATCTCGTATATTACTAATATTACTATATTCATTACCATTATAATAATACATTAATGATTCATAATAATCATCTTTTTGATATATTAATAAATATGGTGAATCTTCATAAATAGTTAATCCTCCCAATGGTTCAGATAATTTTAATTTTGTATTAATAATTTCATCCCCTCTTTTTTCATATGATTCAGATAAAACTAATATATTAATTCTTAAATTGTTAAATAATTTATTATTTGTTTTTTCACTACATTTCATTAATAATGGTATTAATAATTTATGATCTTTTGATTCGCCACTATCTATATATGATTTTAAATTTTCTTTTACATCTGATATAATATCCTTTTCATATGATTGTTTATCATATATTTTTTCACTTCTAAAATATTGAACAAATGAACCATTACCTATATTAAATATATCTAAATATGATAAATTTTCTATATCACTAAGCAATGTAGTTTTAAAATCTTTTAAACTATATTTCCTATTTGTATTAAATAATGGTTTTCTTAATGTTTCTAAACATCTTAAAAAAGCATCACTATCTTGTATAACTCCTTTGCGAAAGAAACCATTATGACCCATCTCTATATCTTTTTTTGCTGAACTCTTTTTTATAAAAGGAGAATTCGGTCTCATATAAAAAATATCTTTTATGATATTATTTACGCGTCCGAAATTATCCTCTTTTAATGGGAAATCAGTATAATCACTAATATTAGTGCTAACTGTATGTCCTTTTTTTTCTTTTATTTGACTTATATGAAATATTCTTGTATCATCTTTTTTAGTTCCAATATTTATTTTACATTCTTGAATATCATTTAATTTTTGTAATTCACTATCTGATTTAATTACACCATTTACCCATATATTTTTACCATTTTTATCTTTTATTAATACAATAACTTCTTTTTTAGTTATCTTGTATTGTTTTTTACCACAACAAGGTAAAGCCAATAACTCTGGATGAACATCATCATGTATTAATTGAACCTGATATTTATCTATATTATCTTTATCTTTATCTTTATTCCAATAACTACTACTATCTCCTTTACCTGCAGATCTACCTGACCTTTCTAAGATAAAATAATCACCATCAGTATTTTTATATTCTTTTGACCATACAAATTGTTTCCATTCTAATGGATTACCATCTTCATCTTTCTCTATAGGATGATATTTACTCTTAGGATCAATCGGTATTTGATGTTTTCTATCCCAAAATTTTGGACATATATAATAAATATCATCTCTATCACTACCAACTATCTTAATAGGTTTTGAATAACTTATACCTTCATGTTTAAATTCAGGTTTATTAGATCCATATTTTTCTTCTCTTCTTTTTTCTTGTTCAGCATTTAAAGGAACCTTTCTATCAATTTCGAATAATTCATCATTAGTTAATGCTATAGGCTGTTTATCCTGGGCTGCTTGACATTTCGCAGCATAACCATCTCTACTACTTTTCGCTTTATATTTAATTAAGCGTGGATCTTTCATCTCTAAGCGTTTAATATAATAACGAGAATTTGGATATTTCGATTCATCAGTACCACCTTCAAAACTACCCCCTTTCATTCCAGCTAATAAATCATCATTAATATCTTCATATTCATCTTCTTCTGATTCATCTTCCTCGGATTCTTCTTCTTCATCAATGATTTCATCCGTATGTTCTATTACTTCTGTTTCGGGAGTTTCACTAGGTTCATCACCATCAGGTTCGGATTCACCTATTATAGGTTCAACTTGTTGAGATGTTATTATTATATTTTTAACAGTCTTTTTGAATAATTTTTCTATCGGTTCGGGTAAATCTTTTCTCTTATCTACTCGTTTTTGTTTATATATATTCATTATACGATTTACATTATCAATACATTCATGAAAACTACTATAATTATATAAACCATAAAATGATACTTTTATCCTATCTAATACTTTCTCTATTATAATACTTATATTTTTTATCTCTTCTCTATATCTTATAGGATTATTCATATTAACTATTAACCATTCATCTAAATATTCTTTACTCTTTGTTTTATTTAATCCATATCTATTCATTAATATTTCTATAATATCTTTCTCAAGTATCTTTTTACGTTTACATAAAGTAATTGTATCTGTTATATATTTCATATTCTCAAAATCATCACAATTTCTATATAATAGATGTAATTTATCATCATCATCAGTTAATAATATAAATTGAGTATAAAATGAACCGAATAGTTTTTTTAATGATAATAAATGATAATCTGATATTTCATATATACTACTAATATCTATTCTTACCGGTTTATTTATAAGTTTTGTTAATGATTTTATTGATATATTATTTACTTCTGTTAATATACCATTACATCTATGTAAATAACCTTGTATAATATTATCTGTAAATGTATCTAATCTATTAAACCGTTCGCTATAAACTTGGATCTTACCATCGATATATAATATCATCTGAATATTATCAAGTGTTTTCTTATCATAAATTGTAAAAGTTAATGAATTGTTTTTATCTATTCCTTTAGGTCGTGAAAAACCATCACTTAAATAAATATTTTTATTCCATTTCTCAAATATTTCACTTGTTATATTCTTATCACTTGATAAACTATATGAAGTATTAATACCATCTTTATAAAATTTTATATATGAATCCATATAATTATCGGTTTGGATTTTTAACATCGGCACATCTATTGATAACTGATATTCTTGAAATATCTTAAATAAATCTATTATCATATTTTTACTCTTGTTTTCATATAATAGATGAATCGGTCTAATATCAACAGGAGAACTATCATATTCACTTAATATTTCTTTTTGTGAATTTATTAGTTCTATCTTCGTATCAATCAGATCATCAAATATTTTTTCATCAAGTAATGGGAAATATTTTTTTAAATATCCATATTTTATCATCTTTTCATCTTCTTTAAAAATACTAGTAGAATAATCAATAACATCTTTTAATGTTGTAAAATAAATATTATATTGTTCATCAACTATTTGAGTATTTAATATTTTATATCGATCTAAATAAGTTAAACCATTCCGTTTAGGTGAACCATCACTATTCACAAATCTATCATCAATCTTTTGAATTAAATAAGGATTCATAAATTCACAATCATCTAAATCATCATAGTTTATACCGAGTGGTTTATTACATAATAATGATTTCTTTTCTCTTTTATGATCTATCCAAGCATATATTTCATTGCTTGGTAAATCCATCATTTTACCGATTTTTCTATAAACTATCTCAATCGTATCAGATAAATATAAATTATCTTTTATCACTTTAACATCTTTTTTAGGGAAATTTATTTCAGGTTTTTGAGGATCTTTTACATTAAATAAATATGCTTCACTATGCATTTGTTTATCTTTTTCTATGAGAGTTCCTTTTAAAGGTTCTTTTATATGAAATACATTTATCTGTATATTATGATTATCATATGTATAATATGGATCACTCATATAATTATTAGTATATTATATTTTAAAAATTTAAATTAAATTTTATATATATATATATAAATGAGTCAAGTAGAAAATGGTAGAAATTTACAAGGAGGGGGGGGTATCTATGGAAACTATAGAGATTTTTTTAATTTTAAAACATTTGATGAAACCGTAGTGCAAGGGGGGGAAATAGGAAAAGATATATTTAAAAATATGATGGAAACACAAAAAAATTCATTGAGTGGAAATTCCAAAAATATATTATTTTTAAGACATGGTATCTCTGAATCAAATGAATTAAGTAGTATTAATGAACCTTTACACGGTTGGACACATCCATTTTTAACAGATTTTGGTAGACTTCAAGCTTATTCTTATGGGATAGACGAATTACCAAAAGTGATAGGAAATGGTAACTATAATAATGTTGAATTTTATTCAAGCACGCTACCAAGAGCTTGTGAAACTATACAATTAATTTCACAAGGTCTCATGGATTCAGGATCAACAATGCCTCCAGATAAAACAATTACACGTATTAATGGAATTAGTGAAATTCCTATTAAAGGTTTGAAATCTTCTCAAAGGTCTATCTCTAAAGATGAATTATTTTATGTGACACAATATCTAAATTTAGTTAATAAAGGTTTGAAATTTAATGATACCGTTGAAAATTCACCTGATGGTGATAAAGCAAAAGAACAAAATCTAGTTGATGAATATAATTTATCTGGAAAAGGATTAAAAAGAAAACAATATATGACTACAAATGAAACTTATAAACAATTTGTTGAGAATATTCATAAAATATTTCAGGGTGAAAATACACTTCATATTGTTGTAGTTCATGGTAAATTTATGATGGAAAAAATGGCTACAGGTAGTATTTTATATAATCATGATCCTTTAAAAACGGAATTATCGCAACATGGTGGGGCATTTGATTACATAAGGAGGCGGAAACAAGCAATAGAAACAAAACTCGAAGAAAGAAAAGAAAACAAACAATTAAGAAAAGATAGAGAATCACTTATAAGCGAAGAAGCTTTAAGATATCTTCAGGAGGTATATAGTTTAAAAGATCTTATTGAAAATGAAGATGGTATTAAAAATTTATTCAAAATAATTCAATACATGAATAAGGAAGGAAAAGAAATTACAGAATTAGTTAAACCAGAAATATACGGAGATAAATCTGAAAAAGTAGAAAGAACGATAGAAGAATTTAAAGGTTTTGTAGAAAAGATAGATAATGATTTTAAAAAATTATATATTAGTAGTAGTGGTAAAGATACTAGTAATTCCGAATTGCATAGAAAAATAGAACAAGGTGATACAATTAATGCTTTTAGACTTAAACCCCCTAATCTATGTGGTGTTTTTATGGAATTATACGATACTGATAAAATTAAAGATATGAATATTGAATTATATCGGATGTTTAATGAAGATACTGTTCCACCTAATTTTGGTGGAGAAACACACGGTTTATTAAAATTTTTTAAAGAAAATCAAAATTCCTATGAAGAAACTTTCTTAAATCCTAAGAGTAGAAATTACTGGAATTTATATTTATTATTTTGCTGTAAAAAAGCTACATTTCATGTTCCATCCGTAAAAGCTCTTCATTATAATCCTAATATTACAAGAGATCAAGAATTTTTAGATGAGAACGAATCACTAAAAAGTTTTGTAAAAACCATTGGGGAAAAAGATGCATTGGGCCAAATGAAACATAATACAAAAGATTTAATAAATGCTATTGAAGATTATTTTAGAAAAAAACAACAAAAACTCGATCAAGGTGGTCGTACCGACCCAATCACTCAAAGTGATTTAACACCGCGAATGGAGAAACAAAAACTCCATGATACATTAACTAAAAGAGATAAAGTAGTACAAAATGATGGTTATGGTGACTATAGAGAAAATATAAGAATATTAAGGAATACTGCAAGTAAAACAATTAAAAGTGGGTTATCTTCATTGAAAAAAAGTCTTTCAAACAGATTTGGAAGAAATAAAGGTGGGGGTAGAAGAAGAAGAAGAAAAACCTATAGAAAAAATAAAATACATTACAAAAAAAGGAAATCTAAAAAAAAGAAATATACTAAAAAAACTAGACGCTCATAGGTGTAGAATTTATATCCATTCCACAATATTCTACCGGCGATTGACTATAATCTACCGGTATATAAATACCTTGTGAGGAACCCTGTTCTAAAAGATATTTCATATTATTCCAAAATAAAGGAGTATGACCTGTTTCAGGTGTCATGATATGTGCTAATTCATGAATTGCCACAAAGATTATAGTATTATCATCTATAAATTTTTCTGTATCCTTTTCTCTTATACATAATGATAATTCTTCTCCTTTATTGACCGAATAAGCAACATAAACAGAACCCGGTATATTTTCTGTAATATATTCGGGATTAAATGATTCTTTTAATTGTTTTATATATTCTCCTTTTTTATCATCATTTTCATTTAAACCATTCACTAAATTTTTTAATGAATCGCTAATAGATCCCAATTTATTTGCTGCTTCATTTTTATCAGGTAAATTTCTCACTAAATATTCATTTCCATTGCTTGCTCGTATCTTTTCTAAATATAATTTTTGTCTAAGGAAATTCATATAAAAAAATACTATAAGGATACATATCATTAATAGTGTTAATTCTTTCATCTATAATATCTTTATATTTTAAAATTTGATAAATTTAAATTTGATATTATCTAAAAATATCTTACATTAAATAAATAAATATGAGTGATACTTTAGAATTTCAAATCACTGATATTGTTAGTGATGATATACCAGATGGTTATAATCAAAAACAATTCTTAATTACTATTTATGGTATTGATAAGAACAATGATAGAGTAGTAGTTCATGTTAAAAAATATAATCCTTATTTCTATATTAAAATCCCTGATGATTGGGATGGATTAATTTTAGATAAATTCTTAAAAGATGTTTGTGGATTAAAACCCACTGATAGTGGTAAAGATGATAAAATATTTTCAGATATCGTAAAATGTGAAAGGGAAACTTGTAATGAATTTTATGGTTTACAATGGAACATTCAAGAAAATAAACCTAAAAGATTTAACTTTGCGAAACTATCATTTAAAACACATGACAGTATGAAAAAATTTATTAGTCTCTGTATTAAACATTATAATCTTAAAGATATTAAATCTTTACCATCAACTACATCATTGGATAGATTAACTGAATGGAGAAATACTCCTACATCAGCTGATTGTAATTCTAATCTTTATGAAAGTAGTATTCATCCTATTATTAGATTTATTCATGATAGTAAAATAGAACCCACAGGATGGATTAGTATTAAAATATTAGAAGAATCTACATATTTATTCCCTAAATGTAAATATGATTATCATACTGATTTTTCAGATGTAAAACCATTAAAGAAAGATGATCTTAGTGATTATCGTATTGCTTCTTTTGATATCGAATGTGATAGTTTACACGGAGATTTTCCACAAGCAAAGAAGAACTTTAAAAAGTTAAGTGCTGATATCTTTGATAGTTTACAAAGTATTCTTAAAAATATTAGTGATTCCAGGAAAAAAGATTTTACAATTGATTTAAACTCTAAAATATTAAAATTACTCAAATGTGGTTTTAATGGCGAAGATTTATCAAATAGTATCTGGAAATATAGTAATGTTAATAAACTAAAAATCGTTAATGATGAATTACCTACTGATGAACTATATAATGATATAATTTCTGAAATAAGTAAAACTGATATATGTGAAAATATCTTAAAAAAAGATATCAAAAATAAAGATAGAGAAAATACTATTAATCAATTACAAGATATTATAGAAACTGAATGCGATAAAATACAACTTAAAGTAGAAGGAGATCCTATTATTCAAATTGGAACTGTATTTTATGATTATAGTAGTAAAAAACTATATAGACATATTCTTGTCATCGGTAATAAAGAAGGTCTTAAAGTAGGAGAAATATGTAATCCTATTGAAGGTATAGATGTTGTAGAATGTAAAGATGAAAAAGAATTATTACTCAAATGGAAAGATATTATCGTAGATATGGATCCAGATTTTATTACGGGTTATAATATTTTCGGTTTTGATTTTAAATATATTTGCGATAGAGCAGAAGTATTATTCCCATGTGTATCAAATTGTAATAATCCTTGGTGGCATGGTAAAGGGTGTCCTATGAAAGAATTTCTTAATTTTGGTAAAATAGATTCTACAAAATATAAAGCTAAAGATCATAAATCTAAAAAATGTCAAAGTAAAAAACAACAATTAAGTAGCGGTGCTTTAGGAGATAATACACTTAATTATATTACTATGGATGGTCGTATCTTATTTGATATTCAAAAAGAAGTTCAAAAAGGTCATAATTTAGAATCTTATAAACTTGATAATGTCGCGGCTCATTTTATGAGAGGTAAACTTAAAAGTGTAGATAATAATATTATCGTTGTTTCTGATATAGGAAATTTAAAAGATCATGATTTTATTTCATTTAGAACACATAGTAATATCGGTGAAGAATTATTTAATGATGGTAAAAAATATGAAATATTATCTATAGTAGACAAATCTATTACTCTTGTAGAAAATTTAGATATTATTCTTGAAGATTATCATAAAGTTGAATGGTGTTTAAATAAAGACGATATTTCACCTCAAGATATCTTTGATAAACATAAAACGGGTGGTTCATCGGGTAGAGCTGAAGTTGCGAAGTATTGTGTTCAGGATTGTGAATTATGTATTAATCTCTTATTATTACTTGATATTATTCCTAATAATCTAGGTATGGCAAATGTATCTTCTGTTCCAGCATCCTTTATCTTCTTAAGAGGTCAGGGAGTAAAAGTTACATCTGTAGTCGCTAAAAAATGCTTAGAAAGAAATACTAGAATACCTGAACTGAAAAAAATACCTAATCTCAAAGATTATATCAAAATGTATAACAATGGTAAATCAAAAGATGATATATTTAAACAGATTATTGAAGATGAAACAGAGAATGGAGTATCTAATTATAGAAAACCTAAAGATTATGAATTAGAAGAATGGTATATTCGTATATGTAATCAAGCTGAAAAAGGTATTGATGGTTTTGAAGGTGCTATTGTATTAGATCCTAAACCAGGTATTTATTTAGAAGATCCTATTGTCGTCCTCGATTATGCTTCCCTTTATCCTTCATCTATTATTGAAAAGAATATATCTCATGAAACTCTTATTGAAGATATTTCACTCTTACCTCTTATCGGTGAAGATAATTATGAAAAGATAGAATATCAAAACTGGTGTTATATTAATACAGGTAAAGGTGATACAATTGAAAAGAAACTCGGTGATGGAATGACTACTTGTTATTTCTTAAAAAAAGAATTTATGAAAAACTTAATTGAAAATTTAAAAGATGACGAAGAACCTATGGGTATTATTCCATCTGTATTAAGAGATCTTCTTTATGCGAGAAATGCCACAAAGAAAAGGATGAAAAATACATCTGATGAATTTAAAAAGAAAGTTCTTGATGGTTTACAATTAGCTTATAAAGTTACAGCAAATAGTGTTTATGGTCAATTAGGAGCTAAAACAAGTACAATATTTAAAATGATGTTAGCAGCTTGTACTACTTCTGTCGGTAGATCTCGCATTGAGGATGCTTCATTTGGTGTTAAAGAATGGTCAAGAAGAAAATATGGTAAAGATTATCCTGAACCTGTTGTAGTTTATGGAGATACAGATTCTGTATTTGTTAAATTTAGTCGTTTTAAAGATGGAAAATTATTAACAGGTAAAGAAGCATTAGCTCATTGTATACAATGTGGACAAGAAGCTGGTAAATTTATTACTAAAGGAGAATTAATATCTGAAAATGATGATGGTAGTGTAGATACAGAATATGATGATCCTATCTTATGTCATCCCCAAGATTTAGAATATGAGAAAACATTCTGGCCTTTTATTCTTATCTCTAAGAAAAGATATACAGGAGATAAATATGAATTTAATACAGAAGATTGTAAACGCACTTCTATGGGTATTGTTTTAAAGAGACGTGATAATGCTCATATTGTAAAACATGTCTTTGGAAATGTTATTGAGAAAATTATGATTGATAAAGATTTTAATGCTACTATTGATTGGTTAAAACATACTCTAATTCAAATTAGAAATGGTGAATTTTCTTTACGATATTTCGTAATTACAAAATCATTAAGAGGTTATTATAAAAATCCACAAAGTATTGCTCATAAAGTATTAGCAGATAGAATGGCAGAAAGAGATCCTGGTAATAAACCTAAATCAAATGATAGAATTCCTTATGCTTATATTGATAAAGGTAAAACAAAACAAATTATCGGTTATAAAAAGATTAAAGAACGAAGACAAGTAGGTGAATTTAAAAATGGTAAACCTAAATATAAAAACTTTATGGTCGAAGATTTGACACAACCTAAATATAAAAAGATAACTATTTTACAAGGTGATAGAATTGAACATATTGATTATATTAAAGATAAACAATTAGTCTTAGATTATGAATTTTATATATCAAATCAGATTATGAACCCTGTAAAACAAGTATTGGATTTAGAAATGGATAAAGAAGAAACCGAGAAAATATTTTCTAACGAATAATTATAAATTATGATCGGAGGCGGAATACATGGATTATTGAAAGGTGGGGGTAAAGTGGAGGAAATGATAAAAAATAAAAATATTAGTACATTATTTGCTATATTTTTTATGATAGTATTAGTGCTTTTAATCAAAGCATATGTTGTTCAAATTACATATAATATGATGTGGCCTAAGATAGTAGAGAACTCTGGTGGAGATACTAGTCGGTTTAAACCATTGACTTTCTATGAAGCACTCTTGATGGTAATATTATTTTCATTTTTATTAGGTTAAAGTTTAGTTAAATTTAATTTATTTAAATTTTTTTCTAACACTAAGATATAAAAATAATATGGGAGGTGGATTAATGCAACTTGTAGCTTATGGTGCACAGGATATTTACCTTACGGGTAATCCTCAGATTACTTTCTTCAAGGTTGTCTACCGCAGACACACTAATTTCTCTATGGAGACTATTGAACAGACTATTAATGGTACACCTTCTTTCGGTGGTAACTCTTCAGTTACTATTTCTCGCAATGGTGATTTAGTATACAAGGTATATGTTACATTAGCCGCTACCTCAACAACTGAAGGGTCAGATATCATTTCCGAAGTTGAACTTGAAATTGGTGGTCAGCGCATCGACCGTCAATACAAGGAATGGATGCAGATTTGGGAAGAATTAAGTACTCCTGAATCTAAGGCAATCGGTCTTAAATCCATGAAATGTGATATAGGAATACGCGGCGATTCGGGCGTTGGTATGCTCCAGATTCCCCTTGAATTTTGGTTTTGCCGTAATCCTGGTCTCGCTTTACCCTTAATTGCCCTTCAATATCACGAAGTTAAACTTAAATTTACTTGGGGTGGCACTACAAGTCCAGTCAACGCCAAGGTATGGTGCGATTACATCTATCTTGACACTGATGAGCGCCGCCGTTTTGCCCAGGTTTCCCATGAATACCTTATTGAGCAGCTCCAGAAAGAGGATAAAAATACTGCTTCTAAAACCCACACATTAAATTTCAACCACCCGGTGAAAGAGTTAATCTGGACCACTGCTGCTGCTGGTAATTATACAAAGGCCAATATTAAGCTTAATGGTCATGACCGCTTTGCTTTACAGGATACCGAATACTTCCAGCTCAGACAGCCTTACGAATTCCACACTGCTGTCCCTCGTCAGAACTTGCCCACTTCTGCTCAACTCACTACTTTAGATAGACAGACAGAATTAACTGAAATACAAGTAGCTGGACCCGCGTCTTTAGGCGCAATGACCGATGCAGCGCCCGGGGGGGAGGGTCCTGGAATTTACACATTTGATGTAACGGGTGGTTCTCTTGGTGATCAAATGTTTTCAGTTCAGCATGCGTTCAATGAACCCCTCACAGGCGCCTTGGCCGCGGGTGATCAAATTGCTATAGTATGTAGCGCGTCGGGTACTGGTTTAGGTACTGGTTTAATTGGAAAAACATATTTTGCTAATGTACTTAAAACGAAAATAAATGGACCTGTTTTAGAATTTACTACTACAACACCCACCGAGGCCTTAACCTCATCGCCAGATACAATTCACTCAGATTCAACCGCGGCGTCCGGTGTACTTCATTTTTTCAAAGTAACCAACGGCAATTCTGCTCAGGCCCGCACCTCTCAGATGACCAAGAATATTAACGTATACTCCTTCGCCCTCAAACCGGAAGAGCACCAGCCCTCCGGCACCTGTAACTTCTCTCGTATTGATACTGCTCAGTTAATCTTTGAAACCCAACTAGCATGCACTGTCTACGCCGTTAACTACAATGTCCTTCGTATCATGTCTGGTATGGGTGGCTTAGCTTACTCTAACTAAAGTATAAATTAAGTATTTTAACTAAATTAATATATTTTATCTCTATTTTCTAAGATAAATTTTTTAAAAATATAATATAAAAATAAATATTATTTAAGATTCGTCAAAAATTTAAGTAAATATAATTAAGCGGAAATGAAATAAGCGGAAAAATTAAATGAGTTAATTTCCTCAAAATTTTTTTCTAAATTAAGGTATAAAAATAATATGGGAGGTGGATTAATGCAACTTGTAGCTTATGGCGCTCAGGATATTTACTTAACTGGTAATCCGCAGATTACTTTCTTTAAAGTTGTCTACCGCAGACACACTAACTTCTCTATGGAGTCTATTGAACAGACACTCAGTGGCAATGTAGGTTGGGATTCTAGAATTACAGCCACCATCTCAAGAAACGGTGATTTAGTATCCGGATTACATGTAGAATGGAACCCTCAGGCGATTCTGGGTACTGTCGGTGTCTTGGCCGATGGCACCACCGGCACCGACACCGACTACGCGGCTATGGCCGGTAATTGTTTACTTAAAACAGTAACATGTGAAATTGGTGGTCAGCAAATTGATAAGCATCATAGAGATTGGATGAGCGCTTGGGATGATTTAACGCAGGTAAATCCCAGCAAAACAACTGGCAAAGTCGGAACCGACGGTAAACACAATGTGGTTACCGATACGGCGGGTTATTCCCCTGCTACGCCTTACCAGAAATCGAGTTTTAATATTCATGGTGGGGCCGCCACGGAAAAGCCGTCTAAAGTGTTTAAAGCATACAATCCCCTTAAATTCTGGTTCTGCCGTAATCCGGGTCTCGCCTTACCTCTAATCGCTTTACAATATCACGAAGTAAAAATTATTATTGAAACTGCTTCGCGGGGTGAAATGTCTGCAAAGTCTGGGCCGGTGGCGGCAGGGGACGAAGCAACTGCCCCCACATCTTCCTCTTTTAAACTATTCGCCGATTATGTTTACCTTGATACGGATGAAAGGCGCAGATTTGCTCAAGTAAGCCATGAATATTTAATTGAACAGGTACAGCAGCAGACCTTTGCCGCTGGTGGATCTACATTCACTCTTAACTTTAACCACCCCGTAAAAGAATTAATTTGGGGATGCGCGCCATACACAACTGCTGGTCGCCAGTCGTCTAGTCCAGCTATCTTTCAGAGAGACGACGGCGGCGGCGGATTGGATCCATACACCGAACCTAATCGTATTACACTTAAACTGAATGGTCATGAAAGATTTACACCTCGCCACCCTACTTATTTCTCGCAACACCAAGTAACCCAACACCATTCTGGTCATGGTGGTGTTGTTAAAAGCGACTCCGTGCATGTTTACTCATTCGCCCTTAAACCGGAAGAGCACCAGCCTTCTGGTACTTGCAATTTCTCTAGAATTGATAATGCACAGTTAGTATTCTCCGGTGGCGCCCCGGTCGGACAGGCATTAAACGTTTATGCTATGAACTACAACGTCCTCCGTATCATGTCGGGTATGGGTGGTCTCGCTTATTCCAACTAAGTATTTTATTTATTTATTTTATTAAATTAATTTATTAGTATATTTTCAAATATATATCAATAATAAAAAATATTGGTTAATTTTAAACATTATTTAATTTTTCACGGATACTAGTTAAATCCGATCTCCAAATTTTAACATCATCAACTTCACTCTGTTTATATACCGATCTTAAAATCGTGATCAATTCATTTACTCTTTTCTCTAACTGAACTAATCTTTCTTTATCAGATAAATTTTCATTAGAAGGAGTTGTTAATATTTCTTGAACATTTTGAACAACTTCTTGAACTGAAACTTCTTCAGGCTCAGGTTCAGGCTCTGGCTCGCCATCATTCACAACAATATCTCTCATGTTTACAGAAGGTTCATCTACTGCTTCAGTTATAGTATCCATAACATTATCAACCGTATCACTCATTTTATATTAAGTATAAATAAAATAATTTTAAGTATATTTATTTATTTAAAAAAATCATAGATATTTAAAGTAAAGTTATGTCTGAAAATAAAAAACCTATCAATGCTGGAAATAAAGGTTTAGCTAATTTAGGAAATACATGTTATATGAATTCTGCCCTTCAATGTTTAAGTCATCTAATAGTATTTCATCCAAATAATGAAAAATTTTTCGATGAATGTAAAAGAGGCGATAAAGATTCATTGATTTACGAATGGTTTCAGTTTCAGAGAAATATGTGGTCAAATAAAGATAAAAGTATGATAAATCCTATCAATCTATTAAGACGTTTTCAGAAATTATGTTTAGAAAAAGATTTATATTTTAGTAATTTTATGCAAAATGATATTGATGAATTCTTAGTCTTATTCCTTGATTTATTACATCAAGGAGTTGGTAGAAAAGTAGAAATGAGTTTTAATACGAAAGTTATAGATGAAGCCGATAAAATAAATCTTAAGAGTAATCAAACATGGCAACGATTTTATGAAAAAGATTATTCATATATAGTTGAGAATTTTTATTCACAGCTTTTAGGAATTACTAGTTGTACCGATTGTGAATATTATACAACAAATCATGATCCTATTCAAGTATTATCATTAGAAATACCTAATGAATCTCATTCATTAAATTGTTGTTTAAATGAATATATGAAAAAATATAGATTAGATAGTGAAAATACTTGGAAATGCGATGCTTGTAAGAATCATGTAAGACCCTTTAAACAAACGCGATTATGGAAAACATCAGATGTTTTATTTATTCTTTTAAAACGATACAATAGAAACCAAAAAATAGATAAATATTTAGAATATCCTTTAACACTGGATTTAAAAGATTATAATATAAATTACAGTAAAAATAAAAGTAATCAATATTCACTGAATGGTATGGCAATTCATAGCGGTAACCTGGGTGGTGGTCATTATTATGCAGTTTGTAAGAATTATTTAGATGATCATTGGTATGAATATAATGATAGTCATGTATCAAGAGTGACGGATGATAAATTAATGAAATATTCACCTTATTTATTAGTTTATAGAAGGTTATAGAATTTATCTCAACATTTAAAATGCCTATTTTAACCATTTAAATTTTGAGAATCCCCCTTTAATTTCGGTATTATCTTCAACAGAAAAACAATCTATTGTCGCATTTATTAAATAATCATCTCTTACAATATAAAGTAATTTTGTATTTGGATCCCAATCACTTATATAATTATTATCATCGCCATTTAAACTCCGCATATGGGGATTATGTCTATCATAATAAGATACTGCGTCTTTTTTTGTTTTAAATTTCCCTTTCATATAACCAATATGTTTAATTTTTTTATCTCCTGTAATAAATTCTAAAACTTCTAATACATATTTAGCTTTTGCCATTTTAATAATATAATAAAAATATCTTTATATTATTAGTCTATAAGGATTTAATTATTCAATTAAAGTTAATCGTTTTCCATCGCTCTTATAAAGTTTACCCTTTTTCCTGATAATAACTCCTCTCGGTGGAACTCTAATAGGTTTTCGCTTTGTTCTACGTGTTCTCCTCCTTTTTCTACTTGGAGATCGGCTTCTTTTATTTTTCTTTGTTTTTTTAGCACTTTTTTGTTTTCTCATAAAAGAAAAAGGGATACCATCTGTAAAATCACTTAGATTAACCATATTACTATAATATAGATTATATTTCTAATAAATCATTATTTTCTTCATCAGATGAATCACTAAATTCTTGAATAGTTGTATTCGTTTTTATGTATTCAAAGAGTTCATTAAAATCTCCTTGAATAATATTTGTATTGTAATAATCATCTAATTTTTTTAATGATAAAAATAATCTATTTATCTCTTCTAAATATTTTAAATTGTATAAATCTTCTTCTGTTTCACTAATATGAGTCATATCATAACTGTGTCTTTTATTATAATCATACATTAAATGTATGAAATCATTTTTAAATGAATCATAATCAGTAACCAATGATAAATCATCTTTATCAGTTATCCATTCATATGTTTTAGTAGACATATCATTTAATATATCTTTAATTGTTAACTCATCTTCATATTTAACTTTTGTGTTTAACCATCTATCTATAGGAATACGCATTTTAGTGATTGGCAAAGGTGGATCCATAATAAATTTATGATTAAATAATATATTTATTTTAAACGAGATTTATAAATCCTCTAACTATATTCTTTATATCTTCTCTATCTTCAGATTCATCTATAATTAAATGAGGGTGATCATTATTTAGCCATTGAAAAGTATTCTTTTCCGAAAGATGAGTTCTCGCTAAAAGATGGTCTAAATAATTTAGGGGATAAATATTTCGGATTCTATATTCTTGTAATTCATCTGAAATATTTAACTGAATGATTTTAAATCCATTTTTAACGAGTGCTTCATATTCATTTTGATATCTTAAATCATCGACTAAACAATATTCAACATCTTTGCACTGATTAATTACATAATTTACCCATACATCTTTGTCTATTTCTCTCATTTTTTGACCGATACTTGTTAAAAGAGTTCTATCTTTAATTTGAGGATCCATATTAAAAAGATCTGAAGCTACATCTTTTACTTTTTTACCAAATGAAAATATTTGAAATCTAGGTTCTAATTCACATAAATAATTACAAAGAGTAGTTTTTCCTGAACACATTTTACCTGTGACAGCTATTTTCATATTTAATACTTTTAATTGATATTATTTCTTTAAAATAATTTATTATTTATATATATATATATATATATATGCCAGCATTTCCAACATTAGAAGAATTAAAGTCCCCTGAAGGGGATAAAGAATTAATAGAAGAAATTGAAAATAAAGTTTTAGAAGCAGGATATGATTTACTCAAAAAAATTAATGATATATATGAAGAAAAGGGAATTAAATTACAAATAGCAACATCAGAATCACTAACTGCCGGATTAATTATGTCTTCGTTGGTGAAATTACCGATCAACGGTTGGTGTAAATATGGAGGTTTTGCTGTTTATGATACGGATGCGAAACGCGTATATAATTCTGTAAAAGTAGATGATGTATATACTCATAAGTGTGCTAAAGAAATGGCCGTGGGACAATTAAACAATTCAACTGCGACACTTTCAATAGCAGTAACTGGGAATGCAATGCCTTATTTTAAAGAAAAAAATAGATTAGGAGAAGTTTTTATTGGTATTGCTGGTTACAGAGCTAGTGATGGCATTATTATATATGAAACACATATGGTAAATGGTTGTCTGGATGAAGAAACAAATCTCACAGATAAATGTAAATCATGGTTGAGATCGCAACCCACCAAGAAACATTATGCTAATAGAAGTGATACAGCGACAGTTAGTCGTATTATTAGGAATTATACAGCGTTTAAATCTATGAAACTAGCGCTCGATTTTATCACACAAAATGATTTAAGCGTACCCAAAATTATTGTTGAAAGAAAAAATTTAAATATAAAAAAAGATAGTGTCGGATGCCTCCATAATGGAATACCAACTTCAAAATACACTGAAATAGAATCAGAATGTGTAAACGCACGCGATGAATATTGTAGAGAATCTGAATTATGTAGTCGTGGAAAATTAGTTAATTTAATACCTCTTGGATGGGGTGAAGATACACAAGATAGAATTATACGATTACAAATGGAAACAGCACAATCAGTTGAAGAGAGACAGACAAGGCCTGGTAGCACTTCTTTAAATCCTCAAGGCGGTGGAAGAAAGAAAAAATCTAAAAGGAAAAAATCTAAAAGGAAAAAATCTAAAAGAAGAAAAAGAAAATATTAATTAATTTTATTTTTCTCAATTTTTAAATTTCATTCTATTTAAAAATTTGATATCATATTAAATGTATCAAGTAGAAGAAACTAATATGCGTGTACAAAAAAGAAATGGTTCCTATGAAGAAGTATCTTTTGATAAAATTCTTACTCGTATTAAGTCATTATCACAAGGTTCAGAATTTAAGAAATCATTAAATATTGACGAAACAGTTGTGGCACAAAAAGTTATTCAGGAAATTCATGATGGAGTTAAAACAAGTGAATTAGATGAATTATCCAGTCAAATAGCTATTGCAATGTATAGTAAAAATCCCGAATTTAAAACTCTTGCTGGTAGAATTGTAATTTCTAATCATCATAAAAATACTAAGAATACTTTTTCAGAAAAGATAGAATTACTTTATAATTATCATAAGAATGGAATTCATAAACCATTAGTCGCTAAATATTTATATGATTTAGTCTTGGAAAATAAAGAAAAGATAGATTCATCTATTGATTATATGAAAGATTATGATTTTGATTTCTTTGGATTCAAGACTTTAGAAAAGAGTTATTTATATAAAACAGATGGTATAATAGTAGAAAGACCACAGGATATGCTAATGAGAGTTTCTCTATCAATTCATAGAAATAATTTAGATGAAGCATTAGAAAATTACAAATTAATGAGTGATCATTATTTTACTCATGCTACACCGACTCTTTATAATGCTGGTTCAAATAGAGAACAATTCGCTAGTTGTTTTCTCTTAACAATGAAAGAAGATAGTATATCAGGTATTTATGATACTCTTAAAGATTGTGCTTTAATCTCTAAACACGCTGGTGGCATTGGATTAAGTATTCATGATATTAGGGCAAAAGATTCTCATATTGCGGGAACTAATGGAGTATCAAATGGTTTAGTTCCTATGTTAAGAGTATTTAATGATACAGCTCGGTACGTTGATCAGTGTGTAACTCCTGAAACTATTATTTATACAACAGAAGGACCTAAACAAATTCAAGAATGTGAATATGGTTCTACAGAAGTATTCACTACAAATGGAAAAGAAACAATCGAAAATGTATTAGAACATTCATATGAGGGGGAAATTTATGAAATAGAAACGATGCATTCATTAGAACCATTACGTATTACTGATGAACACCCTGTTTATGTATTAAGAGGTCAAAAACGAGGATTAAATTATGATATTATTAGAAACCGATTAGAGAGGGGTTTAATTACACCTGAATGGTGTTCAGTGAAAGATTTAACAAAAGATGATTTATGTTTATTTAAAATTCCAAAGTATGAAGTTGATGATAGTAATATTTCAAACGATGATTGTTATATGTATGGTTTGATTTTAGGAGATGGTTGTATGATGCCAAGTTCAACGAATTGTTATTTAAGTTTACATAAAGAACATAAATCTCATATTATTGATTTCGTGAAAAAATATCTTGATAATAAATGTATTGAAAATCGTTGTGTAAATGAAGAAAATACTACAAGGGTTTATTGGAAGCGAAATATTCAATTAGTATTTAGACATTGTGATATTTATGATAAAAATAAAGAAAAACATATTACAAGTAAATGGCTAAATTTACCCTTAGAAAAGATTAAATATATCGTTAAAGGATTAATTGATACTGATGGATGTAAGGGTAATGAATTATTATTTGATACTACTTCTCATAATTTAGTAGAATCGTTAAGATATCTCTTATTAAGGATGGGCATTCCGACAAGTGGATATAGTAGAGATAGAAGAGGTGAAAGTCATATTTCTATGTATGGTGATAGAATAGAAAATAAGAAAATTTCATATACATTAAGAATTCCTAAAACAGATAGTATTTGTGAATTATTAGATATTGAAAAGGGTAAATTTAATAAATATTTTACTTTTGATGATTATATTGCCACAAGAATAAAAGATATTCATACTAAACATTATGAAGGTGTCTTATATGATTTACAAATGAAGAAAACTCATAATTATATGATACATAATGGTATTGTTCATAATGGTGGTGGGAAACGTAATGGTTCATTTGCGATGTATTTAGAACCTTGGCATGCTGATATCTTTGAATTTATTGAACTTAAAAAGAATCATGGTAATGAATTAGAAAGAGC